TTCATCTGTAACCAATGATGCAAGGTTGGCGCTGCTGGGAGTTGCCAACCAGGTTGCTGCACCAGTACCTAAACCACTTATGCCTGTACTTATTGGTAAGCCGGTACAGTTGGTCAAGGTTCCACTGCCGGGTGTACCTAAAGCGATTGCACTTCCAAACGAGGTTAAAGAACTTGCGGTAATGGATGATGATAATGTTGTACCGGTAAGAGTACCAGCTGCTGCTGTGATTGTAATATTACTGGTGCCATCAAACGCAGTACCATTAATGTTTCTTGCTGCTTGCAATTTTGGTGCAGATACAATCGTGATCACCGGTGTAGTTGTGGTATTGGCAATAGTTGCATTTGCATCTGCACTGGTTACGCTCGTAACGGTACCACTACCACCGCCACCTGATGGCGTTACCCATGTTGCATTTCCATTCGCATCGCTTTGTAATACTTTCCCTGCTCCTTGTGAACCATTAACCAGCCTAAAAGAGCCATGTACATGAAGCTTTGCAGTTGGAAAAGATGTGCCAAAACCGTTATATAAATTATAAGTGGAATCACCGAAAACCGTTGCATTGCTGCGCCCTACCTTTGCGTCCCACCCTAAAGCAGTAATATATGACAACCCATTGTACAAAGAACTTGCGCCCGACCCAATCACAGTATGTGCTATTGCTGTTTGAATTGGCTCTACTCCCGTTATTCCAGCTTGGTAACCCATAGCAACATTTGAACCCCCATATTTTAAATCTCCAAGCCCTAACTCACCAACTACTGTGTTATACTGTGCATCAGTTGCTGACTGCATTGACATTTGACCGATTGCGATATTGTGAAATGTTGAATCATGTAACGCCTGGTATAAGGCATTTGTACCCATCACAATATTTGCATTATTATTATCAATAGTAAAAACAGGAGACCCGCTAATTAGAAATTGCATTGTATCTGTTGGAGTATTGATAAGGCCACGTGTAATGGCATCATACAATTGATTTCGTGAGGTATCAGCTTTAAAATTTGTGTTGTACCCAGTCGGGTTGATGCTATCGCCTTTATCTTTCTTTGAGCCATACAAGTAGTTGAGCAGGTTGTAAAGGTTTGCCCTGCTTGTATCATCTCTAAACAACGTCAAAAACTTTGTACTATCCATCGATGCTCCACTTCCACCCGGCAACGAAGCCGTATCAATGTCAACAATGTTATTTACAGTATCTACAATGAAACCGATCCTAAATCCAATTGGTTTGGGTTTAGCGGCATTGATTGCAAATTCTTTCGCAGCACGTTCTGTTATCAGTTTATCATAACGCTTTAACGAGGTATCAGTATCATCACTCACACCGGTCACTTTGTTAATTGCTCCAATCTTTAAACTCTGTTTAATCTCCACTTTATCCTTGGTTAAAGTGTTCTGTGAAGTAGCTGTGGTAGCAATAAAAATTCCAATCAAAAAAAGTAGTTGTTTCATAATTCTATTTTATTTTCTGTCAATTAAAACAATCAATTCCCCGTTAACGCCGCCAATGTAAATGGTGGCATTTGCCCAAAAGGTTTCGCCTATATCCAAATCCCAACTTCCACCTGCAGCAATTTCATTTTCGCCATACTCACTGCCGCCTGGTGTAGTGCCAACCTTTACAGTCATGGGATCATGGCTATTATTCTGCAGGCTCAAATGCTCGAGGCGGTATTTTGCCAGCATGGGAAAAGTGCTGTCTGCTTCAATGGTTATTTCCTGCGGCCTGAAAACATTTACCGCCGCAATGCCCTGCAAAGTGTCTTGTAAATTCTGATCAAGATCATCTAGTGCAATCTTATCATCCTTATGCCTGAAGCTGTCGAACACATCACTAAACTGTGCTTGCGTTGGCTTTGCAAGTGTGATGAACCAACCCTTAATTATGTTTAAAGTCTGCTTTGCCATTATTATGATCGTTTTACGTAAACCACTACGTTTACTGGTTGTATGTTTGAGTGGGCTTGTGCATCGTTATTTAATTTAACTGTCATCTCTGCACCGTAAGTACCAGCAACCGCACCACCTTCAACAGTTTGCCCATTTATTGTAAATCTTGTTATCGATTTATCCGATGATGTTTGGCCATCGCCATCATCACTTACTGCCTTTATTTTGAGAGTACCCTGCTGATCCCCTGTAAGCGTAGTGGTATTGCTGCCCATTTTTCGTGTAGGCCCAGCGGTTGCGTAGTAAGCATCGGTTACACCTGCAACTGCGATACCATCAAACCACAACCCAAGTGGAACACGTCCCTGCAATGCACTGCATAAAACAAAGCCTTTCATTTCCCAACGGCCTACGCCTGCAACAAAACGATCACTAAGGGTTTCATACATTTCAATCTTGCCACTCTTAACCATTGCCCGGTTAAGTACATCGGTATATCGTTGAGAAGTGTGAGGATCAAACGTGATGTAAAGGCCCGTACCAGGTACACCGGCGCTCCACGTGCCTGCTTCGGTTAAGTATCGGGGGTATGCACCGGAAAATGCAGGAACAGATTTTACCTGCCCATTAAACATTACCAGCCCGGCGCTCACATCAAATGTATCCGGCCCGGTGGTTACATTGGTAACTACCAGCCCGTTTAAAATCACTTCCGGTTCAAAATTTATAAGGCTCTTTAAAATTTGATGATACTTATCAAGGCTATCATAAACGCTGGTATTTGCCAATGGTAACCTTTTAAGCCCGGCGTAAGGAAAAGAGTTTGCATCTGCAATGCTTACCATCTTTGCACGGCGAACGGTATAGGTATCTTTCAAAGTATTATCATCGAACTGCTCCTGTGTAGTAATACTTTCAATGGTGATGTATGCGAGCTGCGGCCCTCCAACAAAATTTAAAATTTCGCTACCAATCACAATTGCACCATCGCTGATGTTACCACCGCCAACATCTGCACAACCCCATAGCACCCATTTATCACCGAGACCACGGCTTACGTATTGGGTAACCTCGGAATAAGCACGCTGCATAAATTCAAACGTGTCCTGGTACACATATAAACCGCCAAACTTGTTAAATGCTACATTCCTGTTCATACTATTTGTACTTTATATGCCTTGCTTGGTAATACTTCAGTATCCAGGTAGGCGGTTAATTCATTTATATCAAAAGGCACTGTTATAGGCACCTGCACAATAAAATCAACAGTGAACATCATCGTTTCATCTTTCGTATACAGCACCCTCGGTTTACCTTCGCTTTTGCGCCAAAACTTTTGCGGCTTCACTTCATCTTTCATCCAAAAGGGAATGCCATCGTATGCTATGCCCTTTACAATGCGGATGCGTTTATCTACAATATCAAACCTATCATTCAGCAACTTTTGCAGGTAAGCAACCTGCGGAGTGATCCCCAGCCGGTACAGCACAGTTGACCGGAAAGTGAGGAACCTTGTATGCAGTTCATTTACTGAACTTGTAAGAGCGTTTAAAAATGCCAGCATCTTCGGGAACCGCCGCAACACTGGTATCAACCACCGGGTTAACCTTGTCCAGTTAATTTGATATGTATCTTCTTTAAATGGCATTGTGTGGTATAAATTCAATTTCTAAATCTGCATCATCATTAAACCTTATCCAGCCGCCGTCCGGCTCGTATTCTGTATCGATATCAGTAAAAGGAATTACACCGTAATTGGCAGAACATTCCAACACTTCCGGTATTACAACGCCCGGTACCAGTTGCACCCAATCAATGTGTTTGATCTTGTAATACGTGCCGCTAAACTTGCCGATGCCATCCTTTAAAAATGATTTGATAGCATCTCTTACCGGCTCACTGGCCGTGCCATCTAAGCGGCTTCCATCGGCTTTTAATATGAGCGGATCATAATAAATACGCCACTTCATTTTTATGGCATCATTGGGCCTTGCTTCCACTTCGTAATTATCTCCAGCTGGTGCGGCCTCCTCATCTAACCAGGTGGTAAGAGCCGTTACAACATCATCATCCAGTTGCACTATATCGGTACCGTTACTACCGGCTATTTTTAAACGGAGTTTAACCCGGCCATAAACGTTTATCTGTTTAATTACAGCCACGTATTTAATCACTTTGCTGGCTTCAATCTGTGCAGCTGTGTAACCGGTATTATCAAACTTGTCTGTTTCTTGAATAAGGGGAAACCCAAATTGAAAAGATTTTATTTTGTTAGCATACCAGCGCCGTGATGGCGGCTTTAAATCGGCCAGTATTTCCAGTACATCGGCAACAAGGTTATCCCACCGGGTTTCCAGTATGTACTGGCACATTGCCACGGTATTGATCACCAGCCTGAACAGGTTAACGGCGCTCCATGTTGCAGGATCAACTGCAATATTGATAGCTGCCATATTCGCCACAAACACGGTGGTAATCTGCTGCCTTATCTGTTCAACTGTTCTTGCCATTTTATGAAACTTTAAAATCTAATCCTATGTACCAGTAACCAATACCTTCAAAAACATTATGCTCTAAATAATTATCACTATCACCAGTGGCAGGGATGGCATTTTTAGCCTTTAAATCCTGCACTATATCGGTATCAAAAAAATCTGTTTCAAACACATCAACCTTTTGTCCGCTGGTAAGCACATCTGTAATTCCGCTACCTGCTGCATCTGCTAACACCAAAGCAGCTTCAGCAGCTCCATTGGATAATATTCCAATGTCGAACCATGTTTGCCTGTCTTTAACCGTTACGCTCCGCATCAATTACAATGTTTTTCTTTTCAATAATTACCGGGGTTTTCAAAGTATATCCATCGGCCTGTAACTGCAATGTTGCCTCCCTCCGTAAATCACCATCAGCCTCGTTACCATTCAATTTTTTGTTGATGCCTAAACCAACCAATACATTTTCTTTCAGCTCACCCGGCTCCAGTTCAAAAATGTGTTGTATGTGCTGTCCATCGCTGGCACCCAAAACGAGGTCACCGTTTACAATCATGATGTCTCCATCACCGTCCAGCATCATATCAATTGCCTGTGCCATTTATTTAATTATTGTTTGTCCGGTTACCGGGCCGCCTGTTGTACCTGAAGGAGCAACCAGCCCCAGCGATTGCACCTCTGCAAATGATTTTATATGATCAATGATCGCCTCCGCATCTGCAATACATGCTGCCATCCTTATCCCATCATCATCACCATGTATTGCCAACAGCTGATCCCGTGTTTTATTGCAGAATTCATTTCTCTTTGCAAAAAGTGTCGGGCCTAAAATGTTTTTATCTAGCATTAGCGGAATACATTGTTTAGTTTAGTGAGTGCCTGTCCGAGTTTTACAAAGTCAGGATTGTTACCATACAGCACCATTATGTTTTGCTGACTTTCAATGATCAGCTGAATAATTTCCTTAACTGAATCAGCTCCCTTTTTAATTTCAAAGCCATCTACGTTTGCGCTAAACCATGTGTCACCGATCTTGTACCGCACTTCGCTCACTTCACTTACCATGCTCACATACCCGGCTGCTTCGTTTAAAAACTCCACAATTACAATGCTGTCTACTTTCGGGATCAGCACAAACTTATTAGCGCTGTCATCTGCCACCAGCCTCACATCAAGTAAAGGAGCATTGCCGTTTATCGGCTCACATTCACAGTTCATTCCATTAACCTTAGTAGCCTTGCAAACAATACCACGTTCCTCCGTTCCCTCGTTCATTAGTTGCCGTACCAGGTCTTTTATATTGCTCATGTATTTGTACTGTCGTTTATCAATTGATCTGGTTCAATGGTCTGTTTAATCCCCTGGCTTACACCGCAACGCTTGGTTACTTTTTTTATCAGGTATTTACCAGATGGATAGTATTTATTACCGGTAATATTTGCAATGTCATTGGGCCTTACTGATGGCTCCCCAAACGTGTCGAAGCTGCCCTGGTATCCCGTGTATTTAAACCGCTCCAAATCTTTCTCTGCTCTGGCCTTCATGGTTGCGGTATCCAGTTTGTAATAATGCACTGTCCGCAGCTCACCATCTTCATCGCCCAATTCGTATTCGGTCTTTTTGTTATCACCACTGATGCTGATCACTTTTAACTTTAACCGGATATCCTCTTTGCGTTTATATACCAGGTTGGTACCATCAATAATATTTCTCCCAAATTCAAACTCCTCTTCTTTCCGGTTATCAGTATTAAAAGCCCATCCGGCGTAAAGAACTGGTTCAACAATACCGGCATCATTTTTAATTAACCGGAAGTAAAAGAACAAGCCCATTTTACTTTTCAACTCATCCAGTATTCTTGCCGGGCTTAACTTGTTTATTCGCCAATCGCCTATTGTAACATCAATGGCCACATATTTAATCCCGGCAGGAAGTATTGCATCCAGTAACTGTTTTAAAGTAGTGCCGGTACCGAATGTTTTTGTTACCGGCTGCTCCTTTAACAGCATCATGTAATCTTCACACTCAATCGTAACCGGTGTTCCGGGTTTGATATTTTTTATAAAGCCAATGAACTCGGTTGCTAACTTCCCATCATAACCAAACCTTACAACCACGGGGTCTTTACGTTTTAGAATAGGATCATCCCCAAGCGCAATCTTTGTTAAATCCCATTCGTATTTTCTCGGCAGGGTAATGTTGCAGGTATCTGTTAAAGAATCTGTATCACTTACAATCTCAACTTCGCAGCAATGATCAAAGTCATAATCACCTATCGTTATATAACTACCTGTTAGAAACATTGCGCTTTTTCTTTAGTATCAGCGGTACATCACTGCTGCAACTCAATTCAAATTTTTGTACATTTTGTTTTCCCTCCTCCTGGCTAAACTTGTAATCTTCAATTACCAGTTCGTGTATATCAAACATCAGCAGGTATTCGCTTGTAACTTTCAGTGGTTCCTTAACCTTGCAGAGTTTTATCAGGCGCTTAACCATCTCCTTTGGATAGGTTTGCATAAATGTGTTACTGAATGCTCCACGAAGTGTTACCTGGTAATCTCCATCACTGATGTATTCTTTTACCTCACCATCCCGGCCCTGCACTTTTGTTTTAACAATGTTCTTGGTCTGCTGTACTTCGCACAGGCACCATAGCAGGTGAACGGTTTCTGTTTGCTCCTCTGGCCCCAGCGTATAGTCAACAGTTTTAGTATGGCTCAATTTTACATCTGCAAAAATTGGTGTTCCCATTACGCTCATGGGCGGTTTACCAGTTTCGCCGGTGTGCATGTTGCTGATGCCCTTATCAGTACCTCTCAACTCTTTTACATCGCTGGCACTATCCTTTGGTTCAAGGGGAGCATTCGGTTTAAATTCACTCACCTGTACTTGCTGCAGCCCAAACTGCTTTAGTACAAAAGAAAAAGCACCATCGGCCTTAGCCTTTAAAACATCAATTGTTTTGCCTTCAAAATCATTTACTACAGCATCAATTTTATTGAGTGTTTTATTGCTCAACTCCCGGTTGTATGCCTCCAGCTGCTGGCCCGGCCTGTTAGGCAGATCAGCGGCGTAATCTTTCAACTCGCCAAAACCATTTTTTGCTATATCGTCAAGTCCGGGCATAATTATTTATTGCTGGCTGCTGCCAGATTAGCATCGTTTACAGCGGTGAGTAATGCTTCCTTTACATGATCCGTCATTTTCATAGCGCCTTCCTTAACGGTGCTGCTATGGATATTTACACCGCCTCCTACGAGGTTACCAATAGTAATATTGAGATGAGTTATTTTGCTGCCTCCGCTTATGCTGCCCATAGCGGTAGATGATGAGGAACTTCCTTTACCACCTGAAGCATCACCGCCTGTTGGTTTGCCGCTTCCATCTGTTTTACCACCTAATGAATCAGTACCGGCAGATGTACCCAACAATGCTTTTATATTAGCCTGTGCAGCCATTGCCTCGTTATAACTGGCACTATTTTTTGCAACCTCTGCATTAGCATTTTTACTTAGAATAACTGCATGCTGTATATCCACCAATGCCCTCTCTTCAGCACTCATAGATGATGATGCACCGCCTGCAAAACCTTTAGTCTGTACATCTGTCCTGATCCCTTTTGCGATCCGGCTTTGCAAAAACTTTTGAGCGTTCACACTTGCCTGCCCTTGCGTCATACCATCACTTTTAAACCCTAACCGGTTTGCCTGTGCAATGGCTTCCAGTTCACGGCCCTGTGCATCTGCTTCACCTGCTTTTGCTTTATTGAAACCAAGAATATTATCAGCGTACTTCTCGGTAACTTTTTGAAATGCGATCTGCTCTTTCCGTTTGTTGATATACTTATCAAGCGAATCGGTAAGCCCTTCCATTTGCTCCTTTTCGCTTTTAGTACCATCGATGATATCAGGCTGAATGCGTTTTACCTCCTCTAAAATTTCTTTGCGGCGCTGCTCCGATGTATTGGAAAAACCAAGCTCGGTACGCAATACAGCAAGATGATCAGTTTCATCCTGCAACTTTTTACTGGTGGGGATATCAAACCATGTTTTTACAGTTGCTACCATTGAACTGATACTGGTTACTGTACTATCAATTTCAGGCTTAAACCTGTCTCCAATGGTTTTATAAAGTATATCAAAATTGTCCTCGAGGTTAGACAGCTGACCACCAGTTGTTTTACTGATCGAATTCATACTGCCCATTATGCCTTTCATTTTTGCAAACTCCAGAACTGTTTTCTTTATCTCCTCGGGATCATCCTTTATTATTTTAGTTTGCCCTAGCCCGACAAATTTTAATTGATTGGTTTTTGTCAGCGTCTGCACATCTACGCCCAAAGCCTCCTGTAACCTGATGAATTGCTTTTGCGGTGCATCCAATATCGCCTCGGTAACCTGCATAAAATCTTTGCCCTGGCTTGCTGCCAAATCACCTATCGAGGTTAAGGTTTCAAGTGTTGGATTAAAACCACGGTTCC